ATTCATCAAAGAAACCAAACTTAGCCAGAGTACCCTGCAATTCAATACGCTTGAAACCAACACGGTTAACTCGTCCACCTACTTCACTCAAGGCAGGCATCTTGCCGGTGATATAACCAATGTCTTTACTAGACCCGTACATATTACCGGAGCCAGCAACAGAGGCATTCTGAGTAAACCGATATCCAAGGTCATACATGGAATCAGGCCCACCACCATTAAGGATAGCCAGAGCATAGTCAGCAACAATAGACACATGGGCCATGGCAGCATAAACTGTGGGGAAATAGCCTTTAATCCAGTCAACTACGACTAACTTAGCAGCAGCTATAGCAGTGGCATCATCAGTACCAGTACCAGTAAAGTATTTAACATCGCCTTCGCCAGCAGTACCCGTAGCATCAGGGAAAGCTACTGCAATGGTACACTCATTCACTACAGACAAACCAGCAGCATCAATGCCCTGGTCATTCATATTCCTATCGTCCAGCATAGGCATGTAGTGATACTGCTTAATGGTCTTACCCATGTTTTTAGGCATGGTGGTAGTATCAGCCAACTGCCCGAAGAAGGTTTCTTTAACCTGTTCAATGAGAGCTTTCTTTTTAAAGAAATCAGTACGTAACTGAGTACCGATAGAAGACGGGGAACTAGGAGGAGCGTTATAAATCATACCCATGATATGTTTTCCTTATATAATTTTATTTAAAATGCTGAATACTTAGTTTCTCAAACTCTTCATCCGACATGGCTAAAGGATTGATCGTAGTAGTGACAGGTTTTCCACTGGTCTTCCTGGTAGAACTCACTGCCTGTTTACGATCCTTACGAGCACTATCATCCACGGGAGTTTTAGTCGTAACTACGGGTGGGGTTGCTTTCTGATGGGCAAATAATCCTTGGGCTTCCAACTGATCACCCATGGCCTTATATGCATCCAAATCAGAGAGTCCTTGTAGTCTTCCAAACCTACGCTCATGTTCAACAGCGTTAGCCACTTGATCATAAATGCCATTAGCCACCTGCTCATTGATTATCGAAATAATGTGAGGGTTGCCTGCAATGACATTACGACTTGCTACATCCCATTTCTCCACCAGGACATTGAGAGTTTTGGCGTAGGATGGGCTTTCCTGGATTGACTCCAGTACTGCATCCAATTCCATCTCTGTATCACTGACAGCACGAACCTGGGGTACGTACTTCGTTTCATTCTCGGTATTGATATCTAAAGGATCAATACCGCTATCCTTCATCAACTTGGTAATGGCTGCTGGATTCTTAGAATGCAGGTCAATCAGATAACTGATCTTATCTGGATCAAGTAAGTCATTCTTCTCCAGCAACTTCACGATCTTTAAGGATGGTTTAAGTCCTGCCATCTTCTTATGATAGTTCGCCCCCATCTGCATAAGGGACATGGCATCTTCAATACTCTTGGCTTGGATCTGAGTCCCATTAGCCTTAAAGGGAGCCATGAGCTTCTCATACTCACCCTTGTAATCAATAGCAGGGGCTTCAGTATCCGATGTAACAGAAGTATCCTTTGTAGCGTCTACAGGAGCCTTCTCACCATCTTTAAGGGCTTTATCCTCTACAGGTACCTTCTCATCCTTAGATTCAGTGGTGGTACCTTCAACACTCTTATCTTCAATAGCACTCTCAGATGCTTCATCCTTGATGTCGTCATCCGTGCTTTCATCAGTGGTATCCTGGCCCTCTAAAGGTGCATCTGATGAAGAATCCGCTTCAATGGTAGGAGGGGCCATCTTAGAGAATTCTTCATCAGACATACCAAGTACGCTCTCACTCGCACTCTCGGATACCTCTACGTCTTCCTCAATAGCATCAATAGGTTCAGCCATTACAGAGCCTCCCTAAGAATCACTTCACGTTCACGCTCATCAGCATCTATCTGGGCAGATGCAGCAAATCCTTCTGCTGCCACGTATTGCATGTACTGGCTCAACTGACCAATGGCATTCAACTGTTTATCCATAAAGACCTGATTCAATTCATCCTGCTTCTCTGGATTAGCTTTAGCTTCCACTAGCCATAAGGCATTCCTCTTCAGGTATGTCTCAACAAACACCAACTTAAAATCTACATTATTCCGTAGACGAGTCAGGGCTTCTGCTAAGGCAATCTTCTCTCTTGCCTGTTCAATGGATATCTCGATCTGTTCCAGTTCCTGTTGTGCTTGCATGTGATTCCTTTGTGTCCTCTCACCCGTGTATGAGTGATGAGCTAGTTAAGGGTTAATTGATCCAAGAGAATCAATCCTTATGGTTTAGCCTCACCCTTAGCAGGCGACATATGCGCCTCTACTAATTTAGAGGCCATGTCTGCATTCTTGCCGTGTATCTGTTGATCCATCTTATGCCCATGGATCTTATCTAACTTCTGGAGTTCTCTTTCCTGATGAACACCACTTTCCTGTTCGATATAATCCAAGTCTTGACTGTCAGATTTGCTGCTAAGATTTCTAGCCTTGGCCTGTTCAGCAGCACTCCTGGACATATTCAACTGAGCCTGTGTCTGTTCCTTGGCTACCTTCTGTCCATCCAATGCAGCAGTGGCATTATGCTTAACGGTCAATGACTGCTCTTTAGCTATCTGTGCTTCCAATAAGGCTATCTCTAATTCAGCCTTCTTCATTGCCATTGGATCAGGCTTTGGTTCGTACTCTTCCAACTTCTTAGCCAGATCAGGCATCTTCCTGAGTCTTGCAATATCTGCCTGGATCATCCGACGAATAGCAGGATCATCATTCGGCCCAGTGGTCTGGAGCATAAAGGCTAATTCCTCAGCCTTCTGATTGTCCTCTTCAGCAGTAGATATACTGAGCTGAAGATCAAATGTTCCTGCCAGATCATCTCTACGCACAGCCACAAACTCGGTATCAGTAATGCGAATGACTTCCTCATCTGAGAGGAATTCTGCGTTCATACTGATAAACTTTCTGCCTATCTGAATGATCCCTGTAGCCAGTCTCCGAAGAATACCCAACTCCCTCTTACTGGCAGCATCCAAGGCACTACGCCCATTAGCAGCAGTAGTGCCTAAACTGGCACCTGAGATACCACTACTGAAAGCCTTCACACCAGTAAGGCTCTCCGCATCTGCATTCTGCATGTTGATCATGTTGTAAGCAGACTGTGGTATCTCAGGGTAGGTATGGGTGTAGATTGCTTGTCGGGGATCAACCGTAGCATTAAATTCATAGTCGTCACCTCGCTTGAACTTGCGTTGATTGGTGACATCCAGCAGGTCTTTACGTATTCCTGTCTGACCATTGGCAGACTTACCAAGGAGATCAATCATGCCCCTGGTAACAGCTCCAATGATCTTCTGGTTATCTTCCAGTAACTCACCATCAGGTTCACCAAAGATGGATCTGCGTACCGGCATATAAACAGCAACCACAAAGGGTGGCCTACGATCAGGATAAGGATTCAATTCCAGACGAATGATGGTGTCATTGACCCAGGCACAGACGATCTGCTTGGTAATACCATCCCCATCAATATCCCAGGTACCGTAGTACTCATGGACTACGAATTGCTTCCGGGCTTCATCGCTAAAGTTAAATGAGGTATTATCCTTATTCTCTTCGTAATCAGAACTTGCCAATGGAGAGGCTGCTTCTACATTAATGGAATCAAGATTCTTGTATTTCTTATCAGCCCTGAGAATAGCCAGAGAGGTCTTGAACTTATTGATAACAAAGTTAGCCTTCTCGATATCCCCATTACAGGAAGGATCAATGATCACATTGTCTGCATCCAGTATCTCAAGGGTAGGCTGATTCTTGGTTTCAATAATCTCGGTGACTTCTTCCGTACCGGATTCTTGAGCCAAGTAAGCAATACCCTCAGCAGTAAACATCTCAATGGCCTGGTCTAATCCAGGATTACTCAGATCAGCATATCCTTCAGGATCTTGCTGTTGCATCTGTAGGAGTGTCTGATAGTACTGAGCCGCTTGTCCTGTTGGTTCAACAGTGAAGGTATAGGTGGGCTTCTCACGAGTAACTTCCTCTTCAAGAGTCTCCCATCCTGTCTTGATAATAACTGTTCCAATATCAACAGCTTCCCGCACGTATCCATCAATGAACTTGGTCTTATCCAGTTTGGTATTGAATTGGTTATTCAGTACCAGTTCATTCTGTTTGGCTCGCTTACGATCACCAGCAGTAATAGGTCTGACATTAAAGATATCAGGGGTACTCAGGAATGGTTCAGCCAATGAAGAGTATCTCCATTCAGCCTGCTTCCTGATAATCTTAGGAGCTACACTGGAGTTCCCTGTAGCTGTCTTAACCTTGGCTGAGCCAGTGATATGCATATTAGACAACCACCGGGTAACATCGGTGATATGGCTATCATGGTCAGATTGAGCATCTGTCAGGTTCTGTTTCAGATCCTTTAAGGATGGCTCATTCTTCCACTTAGTAAATTCAGTAATCTCTGGTTCAGTTATATCAGTGCTTTCTTTCATCAATTAACCTTTGATTAAGATAAGTTATCCTAGAGTTAAATTATGGTTATTGTAACGCCTTAAATTTTAAAGCGCAACTAACATAATTT